ATAACTCTTAGTTTGATAATGACCTTGAATTACATTAACCATATCTTGTCTCATTCTATTATGAGCAACTCTACCCATTCCATGACACACAAGAGTATTATCGTCTATCCAAAAGTGTTCTGCAAACTCCCATTCTGGTACATCTAAAACCTCATCAACACTTCGTATCCACCGTTTTGATAAGCCAGCATTAAAAGCTTTGCGATTAGGAACATTGTCATGATTGCCCAGTACCACTCGAGCAACTGGAAATGCTTCATAAAATTCCTGAAGTTGTTCGATAGCTTTATCCAGCTCTGCAGAAGCAGATAACCCATCAGGGTCAGTGTCGTGAAAACTACTATAGTGATTATCAATTAAATCTCCTAGGAAATACACTTCATCGCATTCCCATTTAATATACTGTGCTATACAGAACTCCAGAAAACCGTCTCTAACGAACGGGGCATGTAAATCTGGTATGAAGAGTATATTGCCTTTAGTTTTGCTCTTCACGGCTGTATTTGACCCCTTCACGGCAACATTACTATTGTCGGGGTGTGCTACATGTCCATGGTTGTATAGAATTGTTCTTATCTGCCTAATGGTTAAATTCCAGTCTTTTGCTATTTCCGCTTGTGTCCCACCACGCTGATGCTCTTCAACAATTAAGTTCTGTATGTGATATGGAACAACCACTCGTGCCTTTATTTTCTTCATAAATCTCCTCTAGTTTATTTTGAATCATTTCCCATCCGTCTTCTCCCGAATGAGGGATTATGCAATTAGTACAATCTTTCATACCTTTAAATAACACATAATCACCACCACAATTTTTGTATGTATATAGCGGACAATAGCAGAACATGCAGTTGTATTGTCCTTTCACTCCAGTATGACAGGGGTAATAATCACACTGTCTATTGGTGAAGACTTTGTAGCTCATGTAATTAAACGCCACTCATCTAACTCTTCTATCCAAGCTGAGAAAGTATCCCACTCACCTAACCTATGGTTCTTTCTTTGCTTGTAGATTGTCTTGAGTTGCAGGAAGTTAGTTATAACTCTACCCTTTAGCTCTAAGCCCATTGGTACATTATAGAGTATCCTATTCCAGATCTCTTTCTTTGTGATACCACAGGTCTCTTTCTCGTGTTGTTCTATTAACTCATTTAGGAAGTTAATAGTCCTTCGATTAACATAAGTGTTACAGATCTCATCTAAATCTAACTTGAGTAAACTATGCATCTTACTAGTACTACTTACTATGTCTACAAAATGATAACGCATAAATTGCATCCACCAAGCCTGACTCGCTGTTACATCAGCACTTACAGTTATTCCTTTTAGAAAAGAGTCGTGTCCACTTCCGATAGGGGCGTGAGCGAGCTTTATAGCCCGCTCCCTGCTCATCGTTGCTGTCTTGTCTTTGTTTTCGTGTGGGAATCCCGAAGCTCTTATAGATTCTCCGAATCCACTTACTACCAAATCTCCTATTATCATAATCCGCAGATACCTCCACTGCATTTCTCTTCAACTTCGTCAAAGATTACTCCCTTGTACTGTTTAGCTACATTGTAATCCACAGGTGTCAATGGTTGCCCACCTCTCGCACCATCAGGATACACAGTCATACCTCGTAAACCGTGATAGTATTTTAAAAGAGTATTGGCTAAATCCACAGCAGTTTCTTCGTTATTATGTTCTGTACCCCAAGCAGGTAGATTAAGTGTACTTGATATAGCATGATCAACATACCTTTGAATATTGTATTGAAACTTAATCCTTTTCTCTGGATTCAATGCCAATGTGTATGCAGTCTCTATCTCTTTTGGGTTTAAATCATATTTATTAATAAGGGACTCTGCCGTAGCATCTATAACATATTGGTATTTCCACATGGTTCCATCTTGTAGATACCTTCGCTTGTAGGCAACTGCGAACAATGGTTCAATACCCGTGGTTGTCGATGCCATAATACCAATAGTACCAGTGGGAGCAATAGCCCTGTACTTAACAGGACGACTAATGTGAAGCTCGTCACAAAAAGAATTCGCAGAACTTTCACTAATATCCTTGTACTCTTGTAACCATGTTTCAAGTTCGTGTACAACCTCATAACCATAACCCCTTGCGAGTAACCATTCGTGGATACCCATTAATCCGAGACCTAATCTTCGGTTTTTCTCTCGAGTTTCCTCAACTTTTTCGTAGGGTAGATCTCCTCTGATTGAACCACAAACTAAGAACTTTGTAGATAGGTCTACTATGCGTTTCATCTCATCGAGATTATCAACATTTGCCATATTGATAGACCCCAAATTACAAACATCACTATCATCCTCACTCGTAACCTCTGCACAAGCATTCCTAAGAGTCTCTTTACCATCAAATTTAAAGTTGTATGAATGACCAGGTTCACCAGTCTTACACATCCTTCTTATTGATTCATACCAAATCGGTGGTGTCTTACCTTGCTTAACTTTCGACATAAATAAATCATCCCAGTTAATGCTAATGTTTGTCATATCTAAAGTTGCGGGAAAATTAAAGTCAGCTTCCTTTAACGCTCTCACCACTGATGTCCAGTTTTTAGCATACATAAATTCGTGAATGTCTTTATGTCGCCAACTCAGAGAGGCATACATCGCACTTCTGCGACTACCACCCTGCATCACATTTCTACCGACCTCATTGAGTATTTTCATTAACGGTAATGGACCAGATGATTCTCCACCAGACCTAATAAGTTTACTACCTGCTGGTCGTAATGCAGAATAGTCAACTCCTATACCACCCCCGCTCATAAGAGCGAGAGTAGCATTTGAAACTAATTCAGCCCAACCTTCTCGAGTATCTGTTGCCCGCATCAGAAAACAGTTGTTGTAGAAACTAACATCTCTCCCTGCGTAATATAAGTATCGTCCGCCTGGAATAAACTTCATGGTCGCAATAAAGCTTTCTATGGCATTTAAATCTGCGGGTGATAGTAAAGGGTCAGTTGTACCCTTACGGTCCCCACAGACGTCATTTACCACCCTGTGAGCTAAATCTTTCCATGTTTCATCCTTTCGTATCGCATACTTCTGTTTAAAAATGGTTAGTGCGAAAGGGGTTTTGAATTCCACTAATGTCCTCCTTGAGGGTATCCTCCAGCCTTAAGTATTCATCATAACACCCCGCAATCCACTTGTAGTTTATTAAATCTTGAGCTGTATCCAATAAGCCATCTGGTACTACCTTCTCACTTAATCTATTGTCGCTTATAAATTTCAATCTAACCTTCTTCATTAAAGTCATCATAGATGCCACATCCTGTGGAGATACCTTCTTATCTAGGAAGGCACTCCACTTAGTAGCGATTTCTGGAAAACTATTCCCATACTTTTTTTTCTTATGTAATATCTGGTCTAGATTAACTATCATGTGATCTCTATATAGCTTGTATCGATTTTATCTAACACTCTATAATCACTATCATTCTTCTCTAATGCATCCATTGCCATATCGATACAGTAGATTGATTCAGTTCCATCCGATGGGGAGATGCTCTCCCTTATTGCCTTCTTAGCCTTATAGCTAAGTGGCGGATTGTATGCTACTTTATAGATATTCATCTTCCCGTACTCCCAAAACCACTTTCACCTCGTTCTGTTTCACTTAATTCGTGAACAAGTTCCCATTCAATAGGTTTACCATCAAAAGCAACCATTTGAAACATACGGTCTCCGTGGTTAGTGAAGTATACATCAGCTATATCCTTGTAATCGCAGAGAGCTATAAGCTCTCCACGATAATCTTTATCAATCAAGCCAATACTATTAGCCAGTCTAAATTTAGACTTACCTAAACTACTTCTGGGTAATATCATATATGCACCATCGGGTTCACATTTGATGCCTAATTCAAACTTAATTTGACCATTCACTACTTGCCACGGTTTACCAACCATAGGGATATCCAATCCCGCATCAGTAGAGTTATGGAATTTCTTCGCCCACATACCTCTCGTTTCTGCATTTAAGCAGTTAATTTTTATCTTCATCAAGAATATCCCGTAGTCTTTTTGTGTTTAAGTAAACATCTTTCCCATTGCAAATCTTTAGGAGTTCATCGTCGGTTAAATGCTTTTTGTAAAATAGACCCATATCAGCACTCATCTCTTCCATGATGTCTGTATACATAAAGTAGTCAAAGGACTCCCTATCCTTTAACTCTCGTGAGATGAGCTCTTTGGTGCCTTCATGGACGGTTGCAAAGCAATAAGGCATTACCATCTTCTCACCCCTAAAGTCCACAAAGATCTTAAATGCAGCAGAGGAGATCTGGTGAAAAGCAGCAAGGAACACATTATTCTGAACCTTATTAAGGTAGTCTAGTAATATCTGTGCATGAGCCAAAGACCCTCCTGTGCTACTGAAATACACGAACATCTTAGCTTCTGGATTTCTAACCACAAGTTGTTGGATACCATCCATTAGTTTCTCTATTGTTTCACTGGTTAATTCAAAATCAAATACAGCTATATCGTCTATTTCTTTTATCCCAATCACTGAATCTCCTTAAGTTTATTCTGTCGTGTTCTATAGTACTTCCGTTGTTGTGCTTTTGCATGGTCATGCTTTCTTTTGTATTCATCATTCTCCTTTATAACCTTTACTAGTTTTACGAATAGTAAAGTTAAAGCTATAAGTAAGAGTATGAATACTGCTATTACAATGTTAATCATTTATCCTCCTTGTGTTTTAATAAACCGTAGTGTGCTATAAGCAGGGCTTCCGCTTTACCGTCATCAGCTACAGATATATCTAAGTTGTAGAGTTTGTTTGCTAATTCGACACTCTGCACCTTAGTTGTTTTTAATAAGTTCATTTTCTTTTTCCAAGTCTGTGGTGGCACAAACTTTATATCAATCTTGAGTGCTGCGCAGATACCAATTAGAATACCAAACCCCCTACCGAACTTAAAAGAGCTTGCTACGCCTTGTTTTGGCATACTATGAACATCTTCTATCCAGACCTCATTATTACCCCAGTTTAACAGACTAGAGATAACCTTCGTTAGCTTGTAGTAGTCAATCCAGTTCTTTTTCTTTGCATAGAAGGTAGGGATGTCGATTAGATCGACACCCTTATTCTCCCTAATTCTTGCTACAGCACCAGATAGACCGGGGTCTATTCCGATGATATTACGCATCTACTGGCACAAACTCCGCATCACTAATATCTTCATTCTTTAATGAACTTGGTGGTGGTGCAGTCGGTGGCATAATAATTGACTTCATCATTGGTTGTAAATATGTGAACTTGTCCTTTATCTGCTCTACACGGAACTCACCAGCTAACAAGTAGCCGTCCTTTAACTTTGCATTAATGACACTTGCCAACTTCGCTTTTGTTGATTCGATGATAATCTCATATGTGTGCTTTACTTCTGGTTGTCCTGGGTAATTCATATAGTCTCCTTATCGACTGTTGAGTTTATTTGATATTTACTTCCTACAAAATCTAAATCTACTATGTATCCTGCTGTACCGTGCCTATTCTTAGGTACGTGTATTCTGAATACATTATCATCTTCTTCTTTGCCCCTGTTTCTATTTGGTCTCCAACACGTCCACAACATATCAGCCATGTTTACAACCTCACCTGAATCTTTAGGAGCATCTAATCCAAGTGGTATGTTACCATCTCCAGCCATATCTTTAGGTACTTGAGATAATACAAAGACAGCCACTCTCAGTTCTTTAGCTATCTTCTTTAATTCACGAGCTATGAAACTCGCTCTCTCGGTTGCATTACCACCCTTAGCTACAAGTAGTGATAGGTAATCGATAACGATAGCGTTTGGCATACGACCAGTTTTTGACCGCATCATATTAACATAGTCCTTAATCTCAGTTACCATCATATTGGGTTTATCGATAGTTATAATATGATCCATTTGATTCTTGAAGCTAGTCTTACTTAATTCATTATGCCAATCCGTTTCAGTCACCTTAATATACTTCTCAGCAATATCAACACCTGACATCTCTATCGAAAGGAACAACCAATCGATATTCCTCAACTTATTCATTAAGTTTAACATAAATGTAGTCTTACCACTACCTGGACCACCTGCCAACACAACAACATGGCCTGGCTTAATAGCTGGTAAGCCCCATTCTGGATAAGCTTTATTCATAAAGATATAATTATCCTGACTTGATGTCATATCCTCAATGTATCTGTTTAGATAATCATTACCCATGAATATGTGTTCTGTAGCTACATCCTTCGACTTAAACATATGGCAAGATGGAATACAGAAATGCTTTTTGATATCATCGTTACATGTAAACACATAACCTCGTTCAAAAAACTTAATGATATTCCTAAGTTCGTCTTCTGCTAATGGATTTGTAAGTCTTTCACTCCAAACTTTCAACATACTCCACACAAACTCGATACTATACCCTTTTTCCTTCCAGTAAGATTGTAGCCTTAGAGCTGCTTTATGTCTCATACCCGAAAGATCGTAGGTGTTTAGCATCTTATAAATACAGAGTTTCTCTCCATAAGGATACTCAACATAGGTTTTGATGGAACCTGACTGCATGTTGATTTCTTTATGTTTAGGTATATCACCAGCTTTGATTGATGCTATCTTTTGTGTGATATGCGGATAAGCTTTACCTATGAGAATAGCTTCAAGTACATCCTCTTGCCTGAATATAGGCGATATGAAGCTTTGAGTTGGGTTTTCCTCATCTAACTTCATCCATTTAACTAACTGCTTCTTACGGCCCGATTTGGGGTGTATAGAGAAGGGTAAGCGAAATAGCCTAACCTTATCATACACAGCCAAGTCAATATTATCCTTGAATTCTGGAAATAATATCTTCATATTCTGAGCAAACAGGTGACAAGCTACATTCCATTTACTTTCTAACTCCACGGGATACTCTACATATTCCTTTGGGATATAAATATGATAACCCTTATTGCCAGAAAAGAATACATAATAGGTTTTGTCTTTCATATACTCAAAGAAGCGTTTCATTCGGATTGTTAAGCCATCTACATCCGAGTCATCTATATCGAGTACAAAATAATTACCATAAACCTTACCATTGTATCCACCTACCGTCTTTTCAGACAAGTAATACTCATTCATTTCTGGTCCGAAGCAGAAGAGAGACGAATACGCCTCTCTTTCTACTGGACTTATATCATCAGCATTTCTTACTTGTCGTCTTGACGAGACCGTCGAAGCATACAAGTAATGTTTTGTCATTAGAACTGGCCGTTAAAAGCTTGCCCTGATGGCTTGAATGCTGTAGCGTTTAGAAAGTCACCTTTTTCTTTTACATTAATCTGAATATCTACATCCATACCCATCATATCTGGGTCATCTTTCTCTGGTAAGATAATATCTGCTGCTTCTGTATATGTTTCTAAGCCCATAGCAGATACTAAGTTGTTAATATCTTTTAATTTAATTGGGTTGTTATACACCATGGAGCAGAAGTCTCCATTTTGTAGTCTAAACTTTGCAATCAGGTATTCACCTGTCTTGCTTTCACTGAAACCTACTAATTTACCTACTGTCCATCCCTTTACCGCTTCTGCAACTTTTGTTCCTATAGCCATACATGGCCTCCTTGTTTTTAAAAATGTGTGTAATGCTTCTTGCCAGTCTCGTTTACCGTTACTTAGCCACATCAAACTTCTTTAATACTTGTTTCATAAGGTCATCTGCAGTTTTGATATTATAGAAGTCCTTTACTCTACTACCACCAAAGCCAAAGCTACTGGTGGAACTTGCATCGAATGATACGCCAAGATAATGCTTACCGTCATCATCTTTTTCTGGTTTAAAGATACAGTGTGCATCAGCTGTATCATGTACCATTCGTTTTGTTTTACCCGGTAAATCCATATCCAGGTAAGTTACATTCTTAGTTGTAACATCACTTGAAGCTAACTTCAGGTGAGTTACCGTGATTAATAATGGAGCAATCTTAAAACAAGTGTTTATGAAATTAAACAGAATGTCTCTTGTCCCACTCCAACCACTACCATAAGGCATTTCAGATAAGTCCTCAATACCTTTATCTTGACAATACCATTTTGAGATCATATTTGCCAACTTATCGATAGGGTCAAGAACAATAACATCAGGGTTAATTGCCTCAATGTTCTCGAGAACCCTTACCATCTTACTTCTTAAGTCTGGTAAATTATCTACATCGATGAAACTTCCTACATACGCCTTAGAACCTTTCTCAAAGTCAAAATACACAGTTCTAAGTTCCTTGGATAAGTTCACACAAAACTCTGTCTTACCTGACTTGACAGAGCCTGTGATGTTAATCCACTTGTATGATGGCTCCTTGTTTATTGTTGCAATGTCAATACCTAAATCTTTAAAAACATCTATCAAAAGTCCTCCCCTACTTCATAACGCACACTAACATTCTCTGCATCTTCTAACATACTTAGTATGGTTGATGGTTCTACATCAACTCCATACTTCTCATACCAAAGGTCTTGAAGAGCTAATAACTCTTTCGTGTACTCTGGTTCTACCATGACCTCTGCGGTATTCTCCTCCAAAGGTCGCCAAGTGCCACCCTTCGTTGTTCTGAAGTAGTGGCCTGTTCCGTCATAATACATTTCCCAATACATATTTCCTCCTTTTATTTGGTGTTGTTTATGGTGTAAATAAGTTTATTCCATTGGTTTTTACTTAACGAATCATTATACAGAAACCAATCATGTACTTCTGCTAATAGATATGTTGGTTCGACTTCATCAAAGTCAATTATTTCTTTTTCGTAATGTGGTTTTATTTTGTCTTCGTCTGGAAGTCCATAGTTAAATCCGTCTTCCAGTCGTTGTGCGTAACTTCTTTTATCCATTCTTTTCTCCTGTGTTTTTTTGTCAAGTTTTATCTTACTAGTTGTCGGGGTCATCAAGGTCTACGATGACGGGTTCATTAAAACTTTTCCCACAATCATGGCAAAACCAATCATGTTTATTTTCGTCTAAGTTTATTCCACCACACAGAGGACATAAACACTCTGTGTTGTATTCTGGTTCATTGGGTAATTCTGGATCACAAGTATTAATCATCATCATCACACCCGTGATCACAAGGATCTTCATAAGGATAGAAACTGTCACATTTCGGACAATGATAGTAATCATCAAGGCAGGCATCACATAGATACCCATCATCTGTGTTTGTCATGTGATTTTTCAAGAAACTTTCATTGCAATGCATACATTCGTCAAAGTCAAGCTCATAACAACTTGAGCAAACCCAAAAACCATCTACACATGTACTATCCTGTAACCATTGTCTTTGACCACACTGTTCACAATACATTGTGTTCTCGTCATAACATATCTCGCACAGAGTGGAATCGTGACAATAGAAAGGCTCTCCATTAAATCTGTCACCACACTCTGAACAGTGATAACCTCGTTCCCAGTCGTCCCCATTACAATCAATGGGGTCTTCAAATTCTAAAACCACATTATAATCCGTGTCGATATGACGTATTTTCATTAAGTCATATGCATCGAAATACCCAAAACACCTACCAGTGGCGTGTGTTGACATGTTTTCAATATAGTTGCAACTCATTGAACTATTGTTGGTATATTTCCACTTATCATCAATATTGAGATGATCTGCCATTGCTTTTGTTATCAACCTTCTTGCAATATGACTAAATTCAAGAGGTAGTGTACCGTAAACCTTACCCATAATTATACACATGTCCTTTACAAAGATATATCTACGCCCAATAAGCTGATTGTTCGAGTTTGTTGATCGTAGTATTATGGTAAAGTCACTTTGTGCGTATTGATTAGCTCCTTCATGATATTCACCACCCACACGTAAGCAGCTACTGAATGTCGAATTTGTACTTCCATGCATTAGATCTGTTGTACATATAGACAATTCTACCCTTGAGTCCTTTGCGGCTGCAAAGAACTCAGATATGTTAAGTGACGTTACTTCGGTTTGTGGTTTTTCTAACCCCTGGAGAGCAAAAAGTTGCTCATAACATGTCTCTTTGGTTAACGCTTTATCAATACTGGCTACCCACTCATCAACAACATGTTCATTTTGCTTTGCCAACAATTTCGAAACAAGCTTACTTGTTTTTAGGGTGTTTTTCCTAACTACCAATTGGTTTGTTTTAATGGCATGGCAAATTTCGATTTCGGTCATATCTCCATATTCCTGAGAAAGAAGTTGCTTAACAACAGGGTAGTTTGCAATGGATTTTATGATGCTTAAATTATCATGTAATTCTATTTTAAGCTTATCCTTAAATAACCATTTAAGATTTTTTTTACGACGATCTTCTCGTTCACCCATGCGTGCGTACCAAACCTCACTATAACTAGCGTATTCTTCCAACATGTCTCTATTCATCACAAATCTCCTCTTTTTCTAAAAAACAATAACAATTTGGACACATTACGTAGTCTCCATTTTCACTGTTCTCCATAACGTCTTGTTCCCAGTGAAACGTGGCACAATCTGGACAATAATACATCTCTGTGGCTCTTTTAGCCCCATAAGAATACCTACCATATAATGAATGAGGATAATCATGGGGATCGAGATAACTCCCTACCATATTTACCTCCTTTTTATCTGTTATTGTTCTAAGTATTGGTATTACGGAAAATACCTTATTAAGCCCAACAAGAGATAGTGTTTCCCCTGAGGTGTGTTCTTTGTAAAAACCTACACTAAAATTAATACAAGCTATTTGTGTGTTCTGGGCTAGTGTGGCTACATCTGTAAAGCTTCCCATAGCACTCTCATAACCTGGAAATAAATTATTGTCTATGGATTTTATCAAATCCTTATTATCGTAGTTGTATGTTGCTATATCTGAATCTCCATTTCTATCAAAACCGACCCATAAAGAAGTGTGATTTTGAATACACTCACCACCAAAAGACTGACTTCCCTGTCCAGCACTCTCCTCTAAGTCAAAGAAGCAAAATATAAAATCATCAGGGTTGCTAATCATTGTTTTCAATAACACGTAAATACCAGCTCTATCATCTGCACCTAAACCTGTATTTTTTTGTTTATTAAAAAGAATTTGCTTTTTAATTCCTAGATCATTTCTCCTTCTTACCTGTTGCACTACGTCTGTGTGAGCACATAGCGCAGGCTTTCTATCCTTTATGTTTCGAGGCATAAATACAGAGTATAGATCTGATTCCAAAACAATCCATCTTGTTACATCGACCTTACTCTTAATATACGCCATAACCTGCTCGTGAGTTCTTAACACAAGTAAGTCATATAGTGTTATGATATCTATCGTCATTTTATTAACTCCTTATTTATTTTATCTAAAACAGGTTGTCTTACTACATATGGTAAAAGCTTTTTTATAACACCCAAGACATTTGGAATAGGAAAACAAGCTTCACGATATTTTGCAAGTTCTTTTTGTGTCTTTTGAGTAAAGAGTTCTGCATTTCTTGAATAAGATGCTACGTCTTTTAACAAAATATAGGATACTCGTTCCGAAAACATATCATATGCTAGTCCACCTTCCTTAACT